GCGTTGTTCACGCCTGACACTTCCGCCATGCCCTCGGTGATGATGTTGAACAGCGTGAAGAACTCGCCCGGAATGGTGGGCTTGTCGAGCGGCACCATGCCCTGCTGGGTATCTTCCATCGGCACGCATTGTCCCGGCTGGCCGGTAATGGCGTTTGTGTTGACGCCCGCGCCCTTCTTGATTTTCCAGCCCGGGTTGCCCATCTTCTGCAGAATCTCGTAGACCTGGCTGGCGATTTTGTTGACCGCCGTGGCGCACGATTGCAGCGCGAGCGGTTCGCCTTGCGCGTACACGCTGCCAACGTCGTAGTCTTTCCACATTGAAAACGGGAAGCCATCGGTCTGATACGGATTAGGGATGTCGCGAAGTAAGATTTTCCCGGCGGCGATAACGATGAGCCGCCCGTTGGGAAACTTCAGGCGCCAGGCCGTTTCCATCTTCGGAACCATCTTCGGTTGGCGGTCGGGGACCGAGATAAGCGTTCCATCTATATCGCTGATTATCTGCTTGGTCCCGACCACTTCCATGACCGCAACGCCGTCTACGACCTCCGGCTGCATCTCCATCTTGCCGCCCTTAACGATCGGGCGCTGATAGGCTTCCAGCGTTTCGTCGCGCAGCCAATACTCCGCAATCTCCACCGTTTCCCGGTCGTCATCGAAGTAACGGTTCTGCGTCATAGGCGACGGCGGGTAGGTTACGTTTCCGTCAATGTTCATAGCCGACAGGATGCGCGGCGCCTTGTTGTCGCCGTCGCGAACGTAGTCGCGGTTGCGGTCGCCCATCTTATCGCTCTCGTCGTGCGTCTTGAAACCTTTGACCTTATCAACCATCCGCGCTTGAACTGGGAAGTTGCGCCGGATCCAGCCCATCGTCATCTGCTTGCAATGAATGATGTACTCGGCATCCTCAACGCTCTTGGCGTCGGGGTTGACGAAAATCTCGTACGGCGGGATGACATCGGTACAATGCTTCCCTCGCCCGCCATTGGCGTACGGGTCGTAGTAGACTTTGACGAACGCATAGCCCCAAATGAGCCCGTACAGCACCCACAGCGAGCAGACGAGTTGCATATCGTTCTCGTCCCAATCGCGGTCGGATAGCTTGCGGAGCAGGTCGGCGGCGTCCTCAGAGCCGGGAACGAGCGGCTCGACCGACACGCGCGGCTTGTTGTCGGTCATAATCGCTTGGATGAACGTGATGAAGGCGCGGATCTTGTTGATCGTGATGGACGCACGCCACGGGGCGCGGCGCGGGCTCCACACGTCGCCCTTGTAGAGCGCCCACGCGCGGTCAAATGTCTCGTGCGGCTTACGCGTTCGGCGAGCCGTTTCGAGCGTTTTCGCGCAGTAGCGCAAAATTCTATAGCGCTCGGTCGCTTCGGGGCTTAGCTCAAGCTCGTCCTCATCGTCGCGGGGGCGCTTTGCCAGAGCCGCTTCGCGCTGCCGGGATTGCCACTCACGCAGAGGTATCCCGGGTCGGGCTTCAACGATTGCCAAGGGTTACGGAGGTCCGAGCGGAGATGCGCCTGCGGGAATGGGCGGAGCACCCATGACTGGCATCGGCCCTGCCTGTGGCGGAATCGGATTTGGGCGGTGCGCTTGCGCCTTGTGCCGCAAAATCTCCTGGAGCAACATTTGCCGATGCTCGGGTGACAGCTCATTTAGAAACGTCCGCATCGCATGATTTTGCGGGTCAAGAATCCCGCGCCACGCAGGGTCCTGCGCCGCATCATACGGCGGCGGCTCGGTGCTGGGAAGCGGCGGAGGCGTCCCGACGTTCGGCGCAGGCGTCGGCGGCGGCGAGCCCATCGGCGCGGCGGCAGATTGGAGCGCATTCAAGTATCCCATGCTAGAACGGTATCACCAGGGCCGAGCCGGAGCCCTGCGCGGTCTGCGTTGACGTAGTGCTGCCCTCGACCTGGAACAGTAGCGTGATCGCCTGGCCCGAAGGCATCGTCCCGGACCAATGCACATACGATGTAAGCGCATCGGTGCTGGTCGCCGACTGGCCGAACTGCTGACTCCCGGCAAGCGCGTTCGTCGGAGCTGACGACGCGCACGGAGCGGTCGTAGACGAAGGGTTCGTCCATTGAACTGAAGTCGGCAGCGGAGATGGCGTACTCGATACCGCCACGCAGGCCGCCAAGAACTCTCCCGTTATGGGAGTCGCGGCGGCGAGCGCCACGTCACCATTGAAAATGACCAGGCATTGCCCAGTCGGCGAGAAGCTATAGCACTGAACGGGAAAGCTCTGCAACGTCTGATAGACGTAGGCCGTCGCTCCCGTTGCGACCGAAGCCAAAGGCCCCGGCGACGGCGAAGCCCAGCCGAGATAGATATTCCCAGCCGGCAGCGCGAGGCCAGCCATAAGCTGCCCGTTCATGTTCGGGTTGACGGTATTCGATACGCAGATGCGCGTGGTCAACGCACCTGTCGGCACAGTGTAAATGTAGTCACCTTCGCCGTTAATGGTCGGGCCAGGCATTGCCGCCCAGGCCCCTCCAGCGGCGGTTTGGTACTGGACCGTTGCTGTTCCAGGACCAGGAGGCCCGTAAACGTCTGCCTCAACTTGCGCCGCAGTAGTCGGGAGCGTCATGGTGCTGCTGCACGCCCCGTTGTTCAACGCGAACGTGATGGAAGCAACGCTCGCAGGAGCGGCCGCCAGGCGAATGCCCGGAGCATTGGAAATTAGAATCGCCAGAACCGCAAGAATACCGATGATTGCTTTCTTCATAGACTCCTCTAGCGCCCTACTGCGCGCTTGGGTGCTTCCAACATTGTAAGACCTGCGCGCTTGCCCATCTCGCGAAGCTGGCGAGTCGAAGCGATCTCCGAATTGAGAACCGGACGCATCCGCCGCTTGGTCATTCCGTAGGCGTCCTTGCCGATGACCTCGCCGGGAACGTCCGGGAGCGCCAAGTTGTAACCCGCCGTGCCGTCAGCGATGCGTGCCGGGTTGGTGGAATCCTCGCCGGCGGCGTCAACACTAAAGCGGATATTCTTCTGCGCGTACGGGTTCTTAGCGTTGCCACAGGAGAAGCACTCGGGGCTCTTGGCGCTTGGATAATCATGGGTTTGCTCTCCGCATGAAATGCAGAAGCGGACCACCCAGGCCTCCCCGTTCATGCATGTATCCTCCAAACCGTCGCCCGCACGCACGACTCTGGAACACTTAGGACCGCTGGACCCTAGTAATAGCCGCGCTCGCTGAAGTCTAGCTCGTTGAACGCATCGGCCGCGTCCTCGATGAGCCGTTCACCTTGCGGCAGGCCAGCCATCGCCTCGAACTCGTCAAACGGCTCGACGCGCATCCCGCCCGAGTCGCCAATCGGCGGAGCGTCGAGGTTCACCACGGAGGTTTCATCGCTCTCGTGCGGGTTAATCCGCGCCTCGAAACGACAGATAGCGTTGGCAATCTGAAAGGCGGAAACAAGGTCGTCGTGCGCCCCGACGCCGCCGTAACTCGCCTCGTCGGCCATCGCCCCCTGCTGACGATAGGCGGCCATCTCCTGAACGAGCTCTTTCGAGAAGATTTCAACCTGCTTATTTTCTACCGACTGCACCATTGCGGAAACGGCGAACGGCTTGGTTTTGCCGTTGCTTTCCCAGCCGACGTGCTTACTCGCCGGGAAGCCCTGCACGCCCGGCATTCGGTAGTGCCACAGCGGGTAAAGCCGCCGCTCGTCAATATAGGTGCACGTCGCCGTGCCTGGCCCGGTCCACTCCGGCGCGAGGATCGGTGCGCGTATCTTGTCCCCGACGTTGTAGCGGATAGCCCACGCGAGCGCCGCCAGCACGTCCCCGAAGGAGATGGTGTTGATGCGCCCGCGCCAGGTCATAATCAACTCGTCGCGCTCGAGTTCGTTGAGGACCAGCACGCAGATAGCCGAGTAGTCGGCGTCTTTGCTTCGGGGATTTCCGCGAGCGATGTCCGCGCCAATGACGATCGTTTCGCCCTTGTTGGGCCAGCGCCACACCTTGAGGTTATCCATCGTCTTGTTAATGGTGTGCGAACTGAAGCCTTGCGACTCGGCCTTACCGGGTGAGAGGAACTTCGGGCGACGAACGGTGTTGTACGTCGAGTCGTAGACGTTTTGCGCGTCGGACTCGCCCCAGTAGATGTCGCCCTCCCATAACGGCGGCTTCGTGTTGAGCGACAGCCTCTGCATCGCTTGGCGCGAGAACACCATCGAGCCGCTGGCAAGAAACGCGGTGGTTAGCGACTCGGGGTATTCCTGGTAGAACTTCTCCTCATCCTTGGCAAAGTCGGGCTGCGAGATACGCGCTCGACGCCAGTTTAGTTGCTCCAGCGTGATATGCGGAAACTGCTTGAGTAAGTCTTTCTCGTGCTCGTCTAGGCTTCGCTCGAACCGCGCGCGGTTCTCCATTGAGTCGAACGGGCGCGTGAACGACTTGACAAGCTCATGCCACGGGATAAAGACGAGGCGCGACTCGCCGTAGTCGGGCTCGGCGCCGTTTAGCTCTGCATCATAGCAATGCTCGAAGAACCACTCGCCCACTCCTCCCATGCCGTTGGGCGTTGACTCCATGTAAATCGCCGTTTCGGGCTCAAGCGGCACGGTAGCAATGAGGGCGGTGAACAGGTTGCCCGCGTCGGCGTAATACGCAACTTCGGTGGCGTGAAGATTCTGGAACGCGAACGAACGATAGGCGTCAACCGACTTCGACGTAGCGATGAAAATGCGCGACGAAAGCGGCGGCGCAAACTCGATTTTATCGCTTGGCAATTCGCCGGAATACTTGGGGTGCATCGGCGGGCGCACGTTAACGATCTCGTCGCCCGTCGAGAGTTTGAAGCGCAGCTTCTGTGGCATATGGTCCCAAAAGACTTTGCACATACCAAGCACGTTCTCGGACGGATTAAGTTGGTGCGAAACGATGAGCGAGTCGGTATGCGCGTGCATCGTCGTGTCGTCGAACATGAGCGACTCGACGCCGGTTGAAAGACCCGCTCGGCGCGCTTTGCAGATAATGATTCTCACTGGCATCCGACGTTCGCGGAACCACTGATGGCACTCATACAACTTGACTTGCGCCTCGTTGAAGCGCAAGCGGATAGTCTTACGAGCCTGCGTTCGGATAAAGTACAGCGACTCTATCCGATAGCGTTGATCGCTACGGAAGCGTTCTAGCCGCGCCTTCCACTCGGCATCGCTGGTTGGCGCTAACTTCGGGGCGCGCTAATCATTAGTTCAGCCCAAGCATAGCGTCAAAAAACCGAACGGTGTAAACATCGCCATCTTTTGTAAAGTACGGGCAGCAAACTGCCAGCTTGCCCCAAGCCACCAATGTTTTTGCGGGCCAGAACTCATAGAGTTCGATCATCCCGGTTCCGCCGCGCAGCCGTCGAGCGCCGACAGCAGGTTCGCATACGCTTCGAGCTTCTCGGGGCTCGGCGCGGGGTTGGCTATCGCCTCGTGTATTTTCTCTAGCAGGTCAGACGCTACTAGCCGCGCTGACTCCCTCAACTCTCGTTCGCTCACCGTTCGATCGGGCATAGTCGTTCGCTCCATCTTCTATAAAGCCGGGCAAAAAGTTCGTGACGTTGAGTGCGCCGGTCCCTATCGCAAGGACCATGAGGTGTTCATTTGAGTTCGCGCCGAATCCGTCCTTGAGACACCTCAGATACCACTCGACGGTCGAGCGGGGAGCTTCCATAATCTTGCAAATCTCGTTTTGGTTGAAGCCTTGGCCGAGAAGTTCCATCGTTTCTAGCGCACGTTTGGGGAGCTTCATCCTGCCAAGGTTGGCGATGGTATGGTATCCGTCGTGTTCTTCGCAGAAGCGGATGCTGGTTGAGAAGTGATAGCGGCGCGAGATCCGATGCTGAGCATCGCGGGCGGTTGGCTTGTCGCGGTAAACCGCAGCTACGCAACTCATTCGCCGCTCGGTACCATCGGTGGAAAGTCGAACATCGCGGCGGTTCGCAGCTGCGCGTATTTCGCTTCCACACTATCTTTGAACCGATAGAGAGTCTCCTCTCTGGTATATCCCTTCAGGCCTCCGGTATAGGCATTTTCAGCAAAGGTGTTGAGTTCTTCGGATATTTGGGGCCAAACAGGGTCAGACTCAAGAATTGGCCGCAAGTATCGCTCGTAGAAGGTCTGGCCTTCGGATTCACTAATGGCAATGTGCGGCTTCACTTCGGGTCGTCCACCACGGCTACGACCTCCTCGCTACGGTCAACGAAGAACGCCTCGGCGTCGATTATCTCCTCGCCAGGCGGCAGTTCGGCGACCGCGCCGGTAACATTCCGCACCGACGCAACGCCCGCCGGTGTCCCCATTTGCATCAAGAAGTTCAACGTCTGCCCGGCGTTTTTGTTCTTCTCGCCGTCTTGCCAGCCGTCGATCATCTTTGAGAGTTGCCCGGCGGCCCGCACGGCCAGGTCGGGGGCTTCCGTGCGAACGATCTGATAGAGCCGCTGCATGACCACCGACTTCTTGCCGGCGAACGCCTTGGCGTCGTCTGAGAGGATGGACTGCACGCCGGGCGTTTCAAAAATCTCCTCTATCAGCGCCTCGCGCTCGGCGGCGTCCTCGATAAAGAATCCTAGGCGACGGAGCGCACGGTGCGGGTGAAGCTCCGCGGCGATAAGGGCCGAGGCGGCGAATTGGTCGCGTAGTTCTTGCGGCGTGTGCTTTGCCCACTGCTCGCGGTCCATCGGCGTTTCCATCGCTGCTCTCAGCTTGGCGTTCTCCTCGACGGCCGCCTTGATTTTGTCTCTTCTGCTAGGGCGCAAGCCTCGTTCGTAGTGAAGTGCGCCCGGAAAGTCATCTGGGGCCACAGTTGAGAGACCGCGCTTCTTCTTATGACCACCCGGCCTGACCCTACCGTTCGCGTTCGGCAGCGATGTCATAAAGCGAATCCGGAGGAATGTCCGCCTCGCCGTTGGGGCTCAGGCGCATGGCGTTCTGTTCTACATCTGTATATTGCTCGGGCAGCGTGGCGTCCTCTAAACCAAGTTCCGCCGCCGTCTGCTCGAATGCCGCGCGGCGAAGTTCCGCATCGCTCGGAAGCCCGCCGCTCTCGCGGCTCAGTCGCTCGCGGTGTCCGGCCAGTTCGTCAACCGCCTCGCTGCTCGCGCGCAATGTTTCCCGTGAAGCATCGGCGTTGAGCGCCGCCAGGCGTGCGAACTGAAGCTCGCGGAAGGCGTGAGCAAAGATCCAAAGCGCTCCGCCGACCATCGCCACGGCGACCAGGAAGAAGAACATCAGGCCAATCGCGGCGGCTACATTGAAAATGACGGGCAAGCGGCGGCCCTCCTACGAGCGCGGTGATTCGGTGAAAGCGGCAGGAGATTCCTGGTTAGACAACCGCCTCGGCGCCGTCAAGGGCGAACTCCTCGAACTCCTCGGGCTCTTGCGGCGGCGCTTCACTCGGCGGCTTCGGCGGGTTGGCGATCTCCGTCAGCACCTCATCGAAGATGGCGTTTAGCACCTGCTTGGCTTTGGTTTCCAGCTCGGTGTCGCGCCGTTCGGCCGGCACGTTCTGCGAGATGACCCCAAGCGCAAACTGCGCCTTTTGCGCCAGGCCGCTATCGCGGACTTGCTTCTCTTGCTGGTAGGACCCCATCCGCGTGCGCTCATACTCGGTCGCCGCGCGCAGCGTTCCCTCGTTCGGCATTTTGGCGTAGCCCTCGCGGCGAAGTCGTTTCAACGCGCGAAGCTCGGCGGGGTCGATCACTTCTCGGGTCATCGGAACGCCCCCGAAATTCTTACGCCGCTTATCGAATTTGCTGGCGGAGCCTGTGGTATTCGGTCAGTTCCGAGGATATGTTCAAGTTGAGAAACACGCCGGTTGTAGTCGTCGGTGACTTGCGCGAGCGTATTATTCGTGTAGCTTAACTGCTCCTCAAGGTTCGCAACGCGGTCAAGCAGCGGAGCTTCGGTGGACTTAGCTTCATACATAGGAAGCATCCTTTCACGGCTTATAGCCGAGGTAAGAAGTTGTTACACAGCAGGCATCGGCGCCCGCCCAGGTGCCAGGGCGAGAACTCCCGCACCCAGCCGTTCCAGCGGCGATGCGTGAAGAAACAGCGAAGGCGGGCGCTCATATACGGGGCGCTCCATGTTGCCTACGCGCGTCACAAATAGTACAAGGAGCAATCTCGGGGTGTTCGATTAACGGGTCACCTTCGTGATGTCGAGCGTTGTGCCGCGCCGCGCTCAGCCTAATACGGGGTGGCAGATGCTTATCCCACCAGGCGTCGCGTTCTGCCCGCGTCATGGAGAAGCGCGCGTCGTGCTCCTCCTGGGAAATTTTCCCGGCCTTCAAGGCCCTAGCCCATCTGCCAAACTCATCAGGCGTGCTATCCAGGAATTGCTCCGGGTTTAACAAACGCCTTGTTGTTTCCCAGTCTTGAATCCGGCAACACTCGCGGTCAGTATCGTGAACTAGTTTACCGGCGACGACGACATTCTTGGAAAAATCATGGGCTTGGCATTCGCTGCGGCATTCAGCAAGGTACGCTGGGTCATCTATCAAGCGGCGGTGATGCAATTCCACTATTCCGGCGCTCGCGCTAACGCCTTAATCCTGTCGAGGTAAGGGCAATCCCTCCAGGAGCACCCGAACCGACGGCACCAGTTTTTATGCTTCCAGGTATACAAGTGCTCTGCATATATATGTGTCTGATAATCATAAAACCCCTTCTCCCATTCTGAAGGCTCGTCGGGCGCTGGGACACGGGCTCTCACCGGTGAAAGCCGATCGCAAACGTCACCGCCAGCCCAACAATCACGAGCAGCATCGAAGCGAGCAAAACGCTGGCAATCCACAGTTCCGGGTCGTCGCCAGCGCGCATCAGCAGCACGGTAGCGGCGTGATCCGCAACTCGGGATGAGCCCGGTTGAAGCGACCAACTAGCAGCACCGCCTCGAACGCCGACTCGAGCATCTCAGACCGGACGATCGCCGGAGCACCAGCCAGCCGCCGATACGACGCCTGCGTCTCGATCAAACGCGACAGTAGTTCCGCCCGGTCAGAATCGGCGCTCAGCGGCAAGGACCGCTATGCACGTTGGGCGGGCATATCCTCGCGTGAGCCGGCACAACCGGCGGAAGCGGGCCGCTGGCTTTGACCGCCGCAGCGCACCCCGGCAGATCGAGCGCCACGCACATCGCAATCAAGAGCGTCCTCATCGTCATGGTTTGCCCTCCTTGCTTCGGAAGTATACCGCATTTGAGCAACGCACTGCCATCGCATCAACTCTCCCACAACGCATCCCAAGAAGCAAGCCCGAAAACTTTCAAAATTTCCGCCAACGCTTCGCGCGCGGGAGCCAGCATACCAAGCCCAGCTTGAGAGCCGTAGGCCGATCAGCAGCCGCAAGCGCCAAAGTTCTCCGACCGCTCAACCCCAGCCTGAGAGGCGAAGCCACATTCCGCTTTCCGTTTTTTTTTGCAAAGGGCGAAGCCCAGCATGAGTCTTTCGCTCGCAAACACACTGCTCGGGGGTATCGACCTGCCAGCGCCGTTCGGCCTCGGCGCGCGGGCGGATGCTCGTGCCGGCAGAGAGGCGGGCGGAGGGAGAGTCAATTGCGGAGCATTACGACGAGCTATGGCGCTTCGCGTGTCGGTCGCGGCCTTCTAAGGCCGCTCCTGCTGTTGGCTCGTGGCGGCTCCGCCCTGGCCTCAGGCCAGAAACCCTCCGGGTTGTCCTCCCTCCGGTCGTCCTGAAGGTAGCGCGCCCTAGCGGGCGCAGTTCGCCCATCCTCTCCGTAGGTTCTCCTTCCCATCGGCCTCGAGCTCAGGCGGGCGCCGGCGAGCTCCAGAGGTTCGACGCGGTGAAGGCGTCTTGGCGGCGTGCGTTAGGCGGCCTCGAATCCGCAGAAGCTCGAGCAGGTCATCCGCCAGGCTTCTTCGTTCGGCCGGCGCGTTCGGATCAAAGGCGTGCTGCACCCTGGGCAATAGCGCGCGATCGCGGCCTTAACGGCGGCGCGGCGCTGCAGAACCTTCTTGCGCGGCTTGTGGCGAGGAATGCGAACGAGTTGCATCGCGCACCCGGTCGCGCCTTTCCCTCGAACCATAACAAAACCGCCTTTCTTGCGTGCTGGCGGTTTCCGTGGTAGACTTGGCGCGGGTCGCCAGCACGACCTTTTGGAAGCTCGCGGAGTTGAGGCCGCGGGCTTCTTGCATTCTACGCCCTCATGTCAAGTACGCGCAAGTATCTTTCCGCGCCCTCTTGCGTTATGGTATCCATTATGGTAACATGGGTACATGGATAAGCACCAGACCGTTCGCGAGCAGATTCTCGCGGCTATCAAGGCGCAAAAGGCGCGCCGTTCCAAGCAAGTGTCCGCGCGCGACGAGTACGATCGCGAGCTCCGCGAGCACAATAAGGATCACTAGCGCGCCGGCCCTCGCCATACTGCCGCCGGCCTCAACCGGCAGAAGGGACCTCAACAATGGATTACCGGACCAAGTTTTACGCGGCGCGCGAAGCCTGGCTAAAGGCTAAGGAGCGCACGGATACCCTCATTCGCGACGCCGAATCCAAGTACGGCGCGCCTTACTACGTCACCCTCAGCTACAAGCATCGCGGAATCGAAGCGCGCATTAACGCGGCGCGCGAGCGAGAGATGGCGAAGGAGCAGGTGCTTTTCGGAATCCTAGACACTATCTCGCGGCGCGATTGGCGGACAGGAGCGCCCGCAGGCTGGATTCTGCGCGAGCTCTCATTCGAGGACGCAATCACGCGCGGGCCTCTCTCCGTCGTTCCTCCTCCAGCCTACGGATCGTGCGTTTACCAGATGCAACGCTTCGCGGCCGCGCTTCCTGGCTACTACAAGCAGGTGGCCTCATGAGCGACCTATTCATCGCCGCGGCCGAGCGAACCGCGTTTGCCTCCGGCCGCCCGCTATCCCAGGAGCTCGCCGACATCCGCAAGGGGGCCGGTTCGCCGGCCTCCGCCCTCCCTCGGGCGCTATTCGAGACGTGCGAGCATGGCGCGGCGATCGATTCCGAATGCCACGAATGCGAACCTCTGCTCGACGCTCCGGCAGGCTTCGCATGGTAGTCGCTCTGCCGCGCGAGCTCGAGGCGCAGGTCGCCGCGTTCGCCAAGGACGTTCGAGAGGCGGAGCACAAGGGCACGGCCGTCATCGTCGACGACTACGGCAACGCGCATATTCGCGGCGCCTACGGCAACGGTGAGCGAGGCGCGTTCGCCTACAACAAGGCGGAGGCGGAGCGCCTTCGCTCGCTGCTTCGCAAGGCAGGCTACACGCTGCCGCTCGATACCGTCGAAGGCTTGCTCTGCGAGGCCCTTGCGAACCTCGATTCGACGCAGTACCATAACGAGGATATGGGATCGAACGCCGAACGCCAAAAGCGCATCCTGGCCGATCGCCGCGCGAAAGGCTTCTGCGCTCGCTGCCCTAGCTACCTTGCGCGGCCTACGCTAGCCGGCCGCACCCTCTGCGAGGATTGCATGGCGAAGGAAACCGCGCGCGTGCAGGCCTGGCGTAAGCGACGCAAGGCCGATACGCTAGCGTCCGCCTAGCCAGCTAGCTAGCGAACCCCCGGCCCGGCCTAACCCCCCGGGCCTTTCCTTTGCTGGCGGCGGTTTGGGGCGCTAGCCGCGAAAATAGGCTGGCGAACCCCTTGCACGGGAGTACATTTGGGAGTACAATGTAGATACAGAAAGGAACTCCACAATGCTGAACTCTTTGCTTCTCGATACCGGCTCCGGCCTACGCGACTACGCGGCCGACCCGCGCCCCGACCGCAAGCTCCGGTTCATCGCCGATCGGCTCGCGCGCTATGCCGGTCAGGATGGCTGCTCGTATATCGCGCGCATCCTTAGCCAGGCGAGCTCGCGGCCGAGCTTGACGCTAAACGGCCTGCGCGAAACGCTAGCCGACGTGCGCTACGAGCTCGACCGCGCGAACGAATACCAGGAACACCCGCTTCTCGAAGCATCGTTCGCGATTGCTTGGGAAGATATGGAGGCCCTAGCATGACACAGTATCGTTACAAGCTCTCCGCCCGCGAGAAGCGGACGCTAGCGCCGTCGCCGATGCTGCAGGAAGCCTTGCGCGACGCAAAGATGGCAGAGTTCACCCACGATGGCCGCACCTATCGCACCAATTCCGACGCCTCGATCGTCGAAGGCAAGGACGGCTCGAAATGGAA